TGCGGTTTAGATTGCGGACCGCGGCGCTCGAGCAAAAACCGACTTTCGGATCACATTTAGCCCTGGCCCGGGTTTGAGATGGCAACCAAGAAGCACCAGCCTCACCTGGTAAGCCGCTCGGAGTTTTCGCGACTCGCTGGCGTCAAGCCGGCATCGATAACCAACGCGTGCAAGGGCAACGGCAAGCTAGTTGCCGCACGCGTTGCGGACCGCATTGACGTCACGCACCCGAACGCGGTTGCATATCTCGAGAAGAAGGGCAAAAAGCCGCCGCGCCTCGACCTGGAAGAAGACGAGCCGCTTGCGTCGGTGCGCGCAACGGACCTCGACAACCTCGACCCGAAACGATTCGCCGAAGTTGATCGCATAGAGCCGTTTGCGAGCATGACCATCCGAGAACTTGTCGACAAGTTCGGCGCGCGCCGCGCGTTCAAGGATTGGCTTGAGGCGCTAAAGAAGATCGAGGACATCCGAAAAACGCGCCTCGAAAACGACGAGACAGAGGGCGAGCTTATCTCGCGCGAGCTGGTTGAAACCCACGTGTTTGGCGCGCTTGAAGCGCTGTCCCGCAAGCTACTTCAGGACATGCCAAAGACTGCCGCTCGACGACTAGAGGCCGCGGTGAAGGCCGGCGAGAAGACCGAGGAGCTCGAGCGCATCTTGCGCGACCTGCTTACAAAGCAGCTGCGCCCAACGAAGGCGGAAGCGACAAGGAAGCTTCGCAATGCCTGATGGGATGACGCGTCAAGAGGCGTTCGAGGCGGGCCAGCGCGAATGGTTGGCAAATGTGTTCGAGGCGTGGACGACGGAACACCGCGTGATCCCACCGAGCGAGTGGGCCGAAGACAGGCGATACCTGCCGCCGTCTGTCACGGCGATGCCCGGGATCTACTCGTTCGAGGTGGCGCCGTTCATCCGCGAGATCGTCGATTGCATGGCGGTCGACTCGCCTGTGCGCGAAGTCACCTTTATGAAGGGCGTTCAGATCTGCGCCACTACGGGCGTGCTTGAGAATGCAATCGGCTATTTCATCGAGCACGTGAAGACGGCGCCGATGATGCTGATCACGGCTGATTCTGACTTGGCCCAGATTCGAATGGGCTCATACGTCACGCCCATGCTGCAGAACTCGGGCTTGATGGACCTGATCAAGTCGTCGGACGAGAACAACGGCCGCAAGCGCGGCAAGACCGACAAGAAACTCGAGTGGGTTGGCGGTGGGTTCCTGATCCCGCTTGGCGCGCGCAACCCGGCTAAAATGCGCTCGACCTCCGTGCAGGTGATGCTGTGCGATGAGATCGACGGCTGGCCGGACACAGTCGGCAAAGATGGTGACCCGGTTGGTTTGGTTCGCGATCGTACCGCTGCATACGAGACGAGCCGCAAGCTTCTTTACATTTCGACTCCGCTAGTCAAGGGGCAATCGAAGATTGAGACGCTGTACAAGCGCGGCGACCAGCGGAAATACTTCGTCAAGTGCTTGCGCTGTGAACACCCGCAAGAACTGCGGTGGCGACACATCGACAACGAGACCGGCGTGGTCACCGGCATCACTTGGGAGATGGAAGGCGGGCGGCTGGTTCCGGAGTCGGTGCGCTACCTTTGCGAAGCGTGCGCGCATCCGCACACGGACAACGACAAGCCGCGGCTGTTCGCCCCAGGCAATGCCGAATGGCTCCCGACAGCCGTGCCCGCCACGCCCGACGTTCGAAGCTATCACCTGTCGGCGCTCTATTCTCCCGCAGGAATGCAGAGCTGGGCAACGTGCGTGCAGAAATGGCTTGACGCATGGGACGAAGAGAAGGGCCGCGCTCGAGACCTCGAACGGCTGCAGGTGTTTTACAACAACGTACTCGGGCAAACGTTCGAGCTGCGAGGCGAGAAAATCCGGTTTGAGCATGTCTCAAACCATCGGCGCACAAACTACCGATTCGGGCAGGTTCCGAACCACTTTGCCTCTGAGTTCTGCGGGGGTCCGGTTCTGCTGGTTACCTGCGCGGTCGACGTGCACAAGGATCGGCTCAAGGTCGGCATCGTGGGGTGGGCGGTCGAACGTCGCCCGTTCGTGATCGAATACTTCGACCTCGAGGGAGAGCCGGAACAGGTCGACGACCCATCAACATGGGGCGCGCTTTCGGAAGCGATCGAAGGTCGCGAGTACACCGCGGATGACGGCAAGAAATACCGCATTCAGCTAACGCTGATCGACTCCGGTTATCTGGCCGATCAGGTGTATCGGTTCTGCGAGCAGTACGAAACTGCTGTATTCCCGATCAAGGGGACTTCGGTGTCAGAACGTGCGGCACGCGTGCCGACCTTCTCGGAGTTCAAGACGCCGTCCGGTGCCATCATCTACGGCATCACGGTCGACCTATACAAGGATCGGTGGAGCGCTTCGCTACGCCGCAACTGGGACGGCATCACGCAGCAACCGCCCGGGCACTTCAACGCACCGCTTGATATCACCGACAAGCAGCTCAAGGAGCTCACGGCGGAGGTGAAGCGAGAGAAGATCGAGAAGGGCACCGGGAAGCGCATTGGGTATGAGTGGTACCGGCCGAGCGGCGCAGCAAATGAGCTATGGGACCTGCTCATCTACAACAACGCCGGGCTTGATCTGATCGCGTGGAACCTTTCACGACTCGACGGCTTCGAGGCAACCAACTGGCCGGCGTTCTGGGATACCTGCATAGCAGGTCAGTTTTTCGAGAAGGGGTGATCCATGGCAGGCATCACCGACGCAACCGATCGCGCATTCTACCAAGCGCGGATCGACGCGACCGAGGCCTCGATTGTGGCGTTTGAGACGGCTCTGGATGAGTTCGCATCCGGCGCCCAGTCCTACACGATCGACACCGGGCAGACCCGGCAGACGGTCTCAAAGGCAAATATCACAGAGTTGCGCAAGCACTTAGACGCGCTTTACAACCGGCGCGCCACGCTCAAGGCGCGCCTCGACGGGGCCGCGTCGATCGGCCGGGGCGCGTACTGATGGGTTGGCTTTCGAGGCTCGCGGGACGCTTCGGCATGAAGCGAGCAGAGGCGGCGCAGCTGCCGGCCGTGGTCAGCGACGAAGGCGAAGCGATGGCTTTCGGGCCGGCGGCGCCCGTGCGCTATGCCTACCACAATGGCGATAAGTTCCCGGGCGGGTTCGGCACCACCGAGGTGCTGATCACCGACTACTGGGCGCTGCGCGCGCGTTCTGCGGCGCTCTTTGAGCGCAACCTCTACGCACGCGGTTTGCTGCGCCGTCTGGCCACAAACGTGATCAACACGGGTTTGCACCTGGAAGCTACTCCGGTCGAGGGGGTAATCGGCGTCGAAGATGGTTCGCTTGAAAGCTGGACCGAGTTTGTCGAGCGGCTCTTTGAGCTATGGGGCAAGAACCCGGGCCTATGCGACCATCAAGGGCGCCTTACGTTCGGTGCGCTCCAAGCAGCGATGTACCTTGAAGCGCTCGTGTGCGGCGACGTGCTTGTTGTGCTCACGCAAAGCAAGAGGACGAAGCTGCCGCAGGTCCGCCTAGTATCAGGCTCGGCTGTACGGACACCGTTTCCGGTCCCGAAGATCAGAAAGGGGCACTCGATTCGGTACGGTGTTGAGTTGGACAGCACGGGCCGGCATATAGCGTTCTGGGTTCGGAAGCCGAGCAAGGATGGCCGCGAGTTCGTTTCGGAACGGCTTGAGGCTTACGGCAACAAGACCGGGCGTCGCGTTGCGTGGCTTGTATATGGAACCGACAAGCGGATCGACGACGTGCGCGGGATGCCCGCTCTGGCTTTGATGCTTCAGCTACTGAAAGAGCTCGATCGCTTTCGTGATGCGACGATCCGAAAGGCTCTCCTGCAGGCCTACCTGGCTATATTCGTGTCGAAGTCGGAGGACAAGCCAGGGACTCGGCCGATCACCGGTGGCGCCGTCCGCAAGGGCGTCGAGACCGTTTCCGACTCCGCCGGCACTCGAAGCTGGAACGCCGAAGAGTTCATGCCCGGCGTGATAATGGATGAGCTGCAGACTGGAGAGGAGCCCAAGGCGTTCCAGACCCAGGCAACATCCGAGGGGTTCGGCGAGTTTGAAGAGGCTATGGTTCAGGCCTTCGCATGGGCGAATGAGATTCCACCGGAGATATTGCGCCTCGCATTCTCGAACAACTACAGCGCAAGCCAGGCTGCGATCAATGAGTTCAAGATGTTCTTGAACGTTGTTCGAACTCGAATCGGCCATGAGTTCTGCGACCCCATTTACCGCGAGTGGATGCTCGCGCACGTGCTTGCACAGAAGGTGGATGCTCCGGGACTCATCGAGTCGTGGCGCGGGCAATCAGATTTCTACGTGTTCGCTTCGTGGGTAGATGCGGATTGGTCGGGCTCGATCAAGCCGGCGGTTGACACGGTCAAGCTCGCACGCGCTTACGCGGAAATGGTCGCGCAAGGGTTCATCACTCGGGAGCGCGCAACGCGCGAGATTTCCGGCACGAAGCATTCGCAGAACGTCCGCAAGCTGCTTGTAGAAAACAAGGCGCTCGCGGAGGCGAATGCCCCCATGAACCCCGCCCCCATGAACCCCGCACCGGAAACGGTAGACGAGAAACCCTCGGATGCCGAAGACCCGGGTCGCGAAAACAAGAAGGCATCCGGAGAAGTCGTGCGAGTCGCGGCTGCTGGATAAGCCGGGAAAGGTTTGCCGATGCACTGGCTGATAGAAGAGTGCGCGGGGGAGGAAATCCACCGCGCATACAACGCCGCGCTGATGGCCGGTACGCGTGATCTGCTGGACGTTTCGGCGCGTGATGGCGAGCTACAGGCGGATGCGGGAAACCGACTTCTGACGGCGGTGGATGGGACGGCCGAGATCCGGATTACAGGCGTGCTGCTTCCGGGAGTGAGTCTGTTCTCGTACCTCTACGGCGGTGGGTCGACTCGATACGGCGACATCCGCGACGCGCTGGCGAAGGCCGACCAGGACCCCGCGGTCAAGCGGATCGTGCTGAACATCAACAGCCCGGGCGGTGCCGTCGACGGCCTTTTCGAAACGGTGAACGCGGTCCGCGCTGTGCGGAAGCCGATCAGCGTACGGGCGTCCGCGGCGCTGTCGGCAGCCTACGCGCTGGCCGCGGCGACCGGCGGGCCCATCGTTGCGGAGAGCGAGGCGTCCCAGTTCGGCTCGATCGGTGTTGCAACGCCAAGCTATTCCTTCATGCCGGGCGAAGAGGTCATCTCGATCACATCGACAGAGGCGCCGAAGAAGCGGCCCGACGTGCGCACCGAAGAGGGCCGGGCGGTGATCCGCGAACACCTTGACGCGGTTCACAAGCTCTTCGTGGAAGCCATCGCGGATGGGCGACGCACCAAAGCGTCCGACATCAACGCCAACTATGGCCGCGGTGCAACCCTGCTCGCTCGTGAGGCGAAGGCGGCCGGCATGATCGACCGCATCCCCACCAAGCCGCGGCGGGCGCTTGTTGCCGAGGGCGATCCGGGCATCGAGGCCGCCGCCACGCTGGAAGATCCGGAAGTCGAATCCACCGCACTGCCGGTGGTGGAGCCCCAGGCGGACGCCGCGCGGGGCGATGAAGTTCAACATCAACAGACCCGCGCGGCGGGCACCGACACGAGGACATCACCGATGACCGAAGACGAACTGAAGGCACAGCACCCGGCGCTATACGCGTCGATCTTCGAGGCGGGCGAACAGGCCGGCCGCACGGCGGGCATCACCGAAGAGCGCAACCGTTGCGAAGCCCACCTGACCATGGGCGAAGCCTCTGGCGACATGCAGACCGCGACCGAGGCGATCAAGAACGGCGAGGACATGACGCAGAAGCTTCAGGCCAAGTACATGGCCGCCGGGATGAACCGCGCCGCTCAGACCGCGCGCGAGACCGAGACCACCGCAGCCGCCGAAGTCATCGAAGGCGTGAGCTCGCCCGATGGTGGCGAGGCGGCCGAAGGCGAGGGCGAGGCATCCACGGGGCCCGACCTTGGCGACCAAGTGGTTGCCGTCTTCGAGTCGCGGCGCAGCAAGAAGGCAATCTGACCATCCCTTTGGGCGGTCGAATAACCAACAACGAACGCAGAAAGGGAACCTGAATCATGAGCATGACGGTAACCAACGTCGACAACCAAGACGTCGCGATGGGCGGCGAGGTGATGCGTGATGACGTCGTCACTTTCGCCGGCACCGACACCTTTGCCGCAGGCACGATTCTGGCGCGTGACAGCGGGAGCGGGAAGCTTGTGCTGTTCGTCAGCGGCGGCAGCACCAACGAGAACGGCATTCCCAAGGCCGTGCTCACATATGCGATCTCCAGGACTGGCACCGGCGACGTCAACGCGCGCGTGCTAGTCGGCGGGAACGTTCGCAAGGAACGGCTCATCATCGATGCCGACGGCGACGATTCGAACGTGGACAGCGTCGTGATTGACCAGCTCCGCGACTACGGCATTCAAGCGATCAGCGTCCAGCAGTTGGCGCAGCTCGACAACCAGTAAATATCACCGGAGAGCAGATCGCGCGCCACTTGGCGCCATGACGGCGCCGCGCCGCTCGCCTCCATTCACCGACAACCAAAGACCTTAGAGGGTACACGCACCCGAGCGCTTCGGCGCCCGTTTCGGGTTGGGCGTGGTGCGCCCTCGTTTGATCAAAAGGCAATGATGAAATGAGCGACGACAGCACCAACCGCATGATCAGCATGTACATGGACGAGGCTTCGGCCCCCATGTTCCTGTCTGGCATGTTCCGAAGCCCGCCCGAGAACTTCCACGACACCGAACGGGTAGAGCTGGATGTCATCCGCGAAGATCCGGACATCGCAGTTGTGGTCCAGGACTTGACCGCGGGCGCGCGCGACAATGAAGCGACTCGGTACACAAACAAGTCGTTCGTGCCCCCGATCTTCAAGGAGAAGGGCGCGATCACCTCGTATCACCAGATCAAGCGCCAGCCCGGCGAGAACCCTTTCGCCAATCCAGACTACGGCGCCAACGCCCTCGGCGAGGCGTTCCGCGTGTTCCGCAAGCTGGAGCGCAAGATCCGGCGCTCTGTGGAACTGATGGCGGCGCAGGTGTTGCAAACCGGTGTGCTGACCCTCAGCGACGCCGGCGGCAACACGCTCTACACGCTCGACTTCAAGCCGAAGTCGGCGAACCACGCAACGGTCTCCACCGACTGGGCGGTCGACGGCTCCTCCGGGGACCCCCTCACGGATCTGGAGGCGCAGGTACGCGTCATTCGTCAGAATGGCAAGAAGAGCCCGAAGCGGATGGTATTCGGGACCAGCGCATGGCAGCGGTTCCGGGCCAACTCGGACGTGCAAGCGATGTTCCGCACCGACGCTTTCAAGGGCAGCATGGGCGAGCTCGCTCCAGATGCCCGCGGCGAGGGTGCGAGCTTCATGGGTTACGTGATCCTCGGCTCGTACCGCATGGAGATGTGGCTCTACGAGGCCGAGTACAAGAACCCGAACGGCGGAGCGCTCACGCCTTACGTGGCCGCCGACAAGGTGATCATCGTCGGCGATGGCCGGCTTGATCTGACCTACGGTGGGATCCCCCGCCTGCTTCCCCCGGACCCGCAGGCGATGCCGTTCCTGCCCACCCGGATGAGCGACTCGGAGCGGGGCCTCGACCTCACGACCAACGCGTGGATCACCGAGAACCGCGAGAACCTGATCGTGCAAGCTGGCACCCGCCCGCTGACGATCCCGACCGCGATCGACACGATCGGCAGCTTGGACGTTGTCCAATGAGCAAGAACCGCGGAGCTCAACGACGGGGCATCAGCGCCCCCGCTGACGCGGGGACTTCGGATCCGCCTCAAGATCCAGAAGCCCCGAACGACGTTTCGAGCAAGGGCGACGGTGGGCCGCTGCGGAACCCCGACGCGCCCCCGCCGCCCGTCAACGGTGCCGGCGAGGACGGGATCGGCGGGGCGCCTCCGTCCCGGTCGACCCACCGCCGCCCACGGTATGACCTCGAAGTGGCCCCGGGCAGGTCCCTTGTGGGCGCGCGCGGGAACCTCGACGCCGGGGCCGAGGTGCACTTGCGCGACTTCGTGACCGGGAAGGGTGGCGAGGATGCAGCGCGCGCGACCCTCGACCGCCTGATCCGCAAGGGGCTTGTGATCGACAACCGCAAGGGCCAGCCCGCCAAGGGGTGAACCACCATGAGCCTGCGCACGCAGGCGGCGGCCGACTTCCGGGCCATCGCTGAGAACACGGACGAGTTTGGTTGGCCGGTGACGGTGACGGACCCACAGGGGTTCGAGGCGGCGCTCACCGGCCTTACCACGGA